CCGCACAAGCCAAGCCGTCTGGCAGAAATGGGGCTGTTCGCCCAAAAGGGCGTCACGAGCCGTTCTGTTATCATTGAAGAGCGCGACGGTGTCCTTCAGTTGCTCATCAGCAAGCCCTACGGATCACCGGCGGGCGTCAGCAAGCCCCGTCCCCGCAGAGCCCGCAACTTCATCGTCCCGCATTTCCCGCTCGACGATACAGTGCTGGCTGATGAGGTCCAAGGCATCCGAGCCTTTGGTAGTCAGACAGACACTGAGGTGGTCGCCCAGGTCGTCACAGATAAGATTGCCACCATGCGTCAGGCGCACGAAGTCACCCTGGAATATCTCAGAATGGGTGCTGTTAGGGGTGTTGTGTTCGATGGTGATACTACCACCGTGCTGCATAACCTCTTCACAGAGTTCGGCGTCAGCAAGCAGACCGATCAGGATTGGGATATGGGGACTATTGGAACCGCCCAGCAGCCAAAAATCACGGCGGCCCTCCGTCTGATTGAAGCAGCGCTTGGTGGTATGCCCTATGACCACATCCATTGCCTGATGGGCGATACGCTGTGGGATGAGTTCATCATCAACACGTCGGTCAAAGAGGCTCATGCAAGATGGTCCGGCGGCCAAGACGGTCAGCCTGGTGGCTTCCTTCGCAGTGATATGCGCAAGGGTTTCAGCTTTGGTGGAATGGTCTTTGAGAACTATCGTGGCAAGATTGGTTCAACCAGCTTCATCCCAGCCACAACGGCACAGATTTTTCCGGTTGGCGCTCCTGGGCTTTTCCAGACCATCAACGCCCCGGCCGACTACATGGAGACTGTGAACACCATCGGCCTGCCGTTTTACGCCAAGCAGGAAAGAATGGCCTTTGACCGGGGCATCAGCATCAACACCCAGTCAAACCCGTTGAATATTTGCACTCAGCCCAGGACACTCATCAAGCTGATCGGCTAACATGAGCGGGTATAAGTTGACAATTGGTGGTACCGAGATAACAGCTACGTCGAGCACGCCCGGCGTAGCTGTGTATAATCTCACCGTGAACGTGGTGAGGGCAACCAAGACGAACACCGCGCGGGGGTTGACCGAGGCGTTGACGACTATTGTCACCAATTTGCCTTGCGAGATTATCTGGCTCAAAGGCAAAGAGAAGATCAAGTTCAACAAGGAGACGCACACCCTTGACGGTACGCTGAAGTGCCGAGTGCCCGCTGGGGTGACGATTGTGGAGTCTGACCGGATCGTGTTCAACAGTGAGACATATCGGATCACGAATGTCGAGGACGTCAACAATCTTGGCACGCTGTTGGAGATTGGAATTGTAAAGGACAGTTGATGGTCAAAATCACCATACATGATGATATGCTGACGGCAGCCATAAAGGACCGCGCTGAAAAGGTACTGACGGCAGCCGCAAGTCACGTCAAGAGCCAGGCCCGTCTAACGGTGCCCGTCGATACGGGTGACTTGCTGAATTCCATCGACACCAAGCAGGAGGGCCTTGAGGCCAAGATAGGCTCTGACCTCCACTATGCGGCGTATGTGGAGGCGGGGACGTCCAAGATGGCGGCTCAGCCATACCTGCGTCCGGCATTGATGAGCAGTATAGCTGTCCTCAAGCGCATGCTGAGGGCCAAGCTATGAACGTGCTGTTTGATGCTATCTTTACTCGGTGGACGGCCGCTATGGGTGGGAGGACTCTCTACAACACCGAGGGCGACGATGAAGCATCATTCCCATATTCGACGGTGACTATTGTTGGGAATACCCCGGATTGGACGTTCACTGAGGATTTTGAAGACATCTTGATTCAGTTCAACCTGTTCAGTGAGACGCCCGCCATGACCGAGGTTGGGACGACCTTTGAGGCATTGAAGGTAGCATTCGATTTTCACGCATTGGCGATCACCGGCTATGAGACCGTGTCGCTCGTCAGAGGCAACGCCAACCTCACTCGGGTTGACAAAAAGTGGCAGTATATCGTAACTTATCGAATTCAAATTCAAGCAGACTAAGGAGATTTATCATGACAGTACCAAAAGCAGGTTATTTGGCCGCAGCCTATTATGGGGCGGTTAAGATTTCAGGTATCGGATCGTGGACCTACGGAGGCGAGACCCGCAACATGGGGGATATTGATGAGTTCTTGGATGAAGAGGTCAAGGGAATTCCGTTGCAAATCGTTGGTGGTGACATCATTGTCACCGGCCATTACAAGCTGGACTCGGATGCGGGTCAGCAGTTGCTGGATACCGCATTCAAAGCCGGGACCGCAATCACAACGCTTAAACTTTACAGTGACTACGTCAATGGCATCTACATGCAGGTCGTCGCTGGTGGTTACGTCACAGTCACAAACGTGAACAACCTCGGCGTTGACAAAGCAGGTGTTGGAACGTACTCTGTCACGCTGCACGTCAGCGGTCAGATGGAGCAGATTGGGGACAGTGTTGGTGTCGTAGCAGCAGCTATTGGTGTTCACACCCTGATTGCCACCTCCGCCAACTTCATCGGCGAACTGGTTGACTTGGGTGGGGAGTCACCTGTCACGTGCCTCTTCCAGTACGGCACAACCACCGCATACGGCACAGACACCGCCGCAGGCGACGTGTTGACGGCCGTTGGGATGTTCGAGGCTATCACCGGGTTGCTCATCACGGCAACTGAGTATCACTGGCGCGTGAAGTGCACGTTCGCCGGTGCCCCGACTGTGTTCCTGGGTCAAGATCAAGTCTTTACCACGCCGTAAACAGAAACTGAAACACCCACGCCGGGGCTCCGGCGTGAGAAAAGGAGATTCGACATGATCCGTTTTGAGAACAAGAACGAAGGTACATGGTTTTTCGCGGACGCTGAAAAGCCGGAAATTGGTGGAATTTGTCTGCGGGTTTTGAGCGCCGAGGAGCACAACCGAATTGAAAGCATCACTACTCGCTCCAAAAAGAAGGTCAAGCGCGGGGTGGCCTTTGACGACGTCACTACCGACGAGCCGCTAGCAGCTAAGCTGCGAATGCGTTTCTGTATTGTTGACTGGAAGGGCCTCCAGCTCAACGGTAAGGACGTCCAGTGCGACGACACCACAAAGGTCGAGATGTGTAAGAGCATAGAATTCCTGGACTGGTTGGGCGACTGTCTTGAAGCCCTTACAGAGAAAACATCAGCCCTGGATGAGGCTCGACTGGGAAACTCAAGCGATTTGCCGAGTGGAGCGTCGGAAAAGACAAAGTAGATTGCGAGGTTTGCGTCAGCGTACAACCTCCTGGGCAGGAGCCAAATTGCGAAGACTGTCATGTCGAACTCGATGCAGAGAACATTACAACATGGAGGTTGTATACTCTGTGTCGGGGCCAAGTACTCAGGGCCGGCATGGATGGGGTGGTTACAGGCCTAAATGCCCAGGCGGTGATTGAGGTACTCAAGCTGTATGGCGAAAACAATGTGCAAATGTTTGAAGACATATTGATGCTATGGCATATTGAGCAAGGAGACGAGTAATGGCTATCAATTTCATGACAGCAGAGGTCTCTATCAAGATGGTCATGGAGCCGAGGGAGCAAATTCGTGCTCAGAGAGCAGCTCTTGCTGGTATTAAGAAGATTGAGACAGCCGAGAAGCAGGCCTATGCTCATCGGAACAGGTTGAGGTCAACCTTTGACAAGGCCCAGGGACGGGCTATTGAGGACAATAAGAACAGAGCCATCCGTGCCCTAAAGGCGACGGCTGCTGCTGCCAAGCGGTCAGCGACGAGGGTGACCCGTGCTTGGAAGCAGATGGGTGCTGCCTCCAAACGGGCCTTCAACCTGGTAAAGCGATCGGCCCGAATCGCTTTTGTTGCGGTCGGGGCCGCAGTGATAGACTCACTGCGGGCTTTTGCGTCCTTTGACGACGCGATGGTCCAATCTTTAGCGATCATGGGGGACGTCTCCTCTGGGCTACGGATGGAGATGGAAAAGACAGCCAAAGAATTATCCATCAATGGCGTCAAGTCAGCGACTGAATTGGCTCGTTCCTACTTTTTCCTGGCAAGCGCCGGATTGTCTGCTGAACAGTCATTAAAGGCTTTGTCTGTCGTGGAGGCGTTCGCAACTGCCGGCGCTTTTGATATGGCCCTTGCAACGGACTTAATCACCGACGCCCAGAGTGCGTTGGGGTTGACTGTAAAAGACTCAACAGAGAATATGGTCAACATGAAGAAGATATCTGATGTTCTGATTGGTGCGAACACTTTGGCCAACGCGAGCACCCTGCAATTTTCGCAATCGCTTATGCGAGCAGGCCCCGCCATGAAAGCCTACAACATAACGTTAATAGAGGGTGTTGCGGTTTTAGCTGCCTACGCTGACCAAGGCCTGAAGGGTGAGGCTGCTGGTGAGACGTTTGGCCGTATGCTCAGACTGATGATCAAAGGGTTCAATGACAACAAAGCAGCCTGGGATGGCTTTGGTATCAGTATAGTAGATGCTGAGGATAATCTTCGTCCTATGGCTGATATCATCGATGATCTGACTAACCTCTTAGGAGACATGGGTGTGACGCAAAAAGCAGCCACCCTTGAGATGTTAGGATTTCAGGCCCGCAGTCAGAAAGCTATTCTGCCTCTGCTCGGAATGAGCGACGCCATAGCCGGGTATAATGAAGAATTGAAGGAAATGGGCGGGATAACTGAAGAGGTCCGGGATAAGCAGATGAAATCCTTTGATGCCTCTCTGAAGAATCTTTGGAGAAAGATCACTGATATTCGGATTGCGGTAGGAGGACACCTTGCCCCTGAGATTGAAAAGCTGGCTGAACACTTTTCCAAGAATCGTGAAGAGATAAAGGCGTGGGCGATCTCCGTTGCTGGCTCGATCAAGGACGTCACCAAGTGGTTGATCGAAAACCGCAAGTGGGTTCTACTCGCAGTTGCCGCGTTTGCCGGATTTGCTGCCCTGAGTGTAGTGGTTGCTGGCTTCACCGCTGTCAAAACTGTCTTGATGTTGGTTGTCCCGTTGATCAAGGCGGGCGTTGGTGCGGCCGGTGCTTTTGGATTCTTAGGATTGGCGGCAGCTATAATATACACTACCATACGAGTGGGCCAGTTGGTATTGAAATTATTTGAATACAGGGATGTCCAACGCAAGGTCAACAAACATATCAAGAAACAGGCAGAACTTGAGCTGAAATTGACGACCAGAATCAAAGAGAGAACCAAAGCCGTAAGGGAACTGACTGTCGCACTAACCGCTTCACCATTACCAGGGAAGTTGGATGATCCTTCAAAAGACCCTTTCTTTCGTGGTGTTCCAAAAGCTGATCCCGTACAGGACTCTCCTGCTAATTTTACGGCAGAGATAGACGAGCAAGCAGTGTTCGAGAACGAGCGTCAAATGATGTTCGCGGCACAAGAGGAGCAGAGACGCCTGGACACCCATCAACTAAGACTGGATCATTTCAAGGAGTCCACCGAAGCTGAAATGGAAACCATGAATACCTTGGCTGATGCGAGAAATGATCACCGGCAAGAAGAACTCGCTGGTTGGGATGCCCTAGCTGAGAGACAAGAAACCTGGGGCAGACGTTCAGCAAATTGGGGCCGGAACCTCGGTGATGTCTTGACCAATTCTTACGACCGCGCTGCCGACAGCTTTGCCAACATGCTGATGAAGCAAAAAGTGGATTGGAAATCATTCGGGGCTATGTTCATCAAGGAACTGTTGGCGATGATCATAAAGCTGCAAATTGCTGTTGTCCTCAAAGCGATTTTGGGTGGTCCGTCTCTTACCGGATCAGGTGGTGACATACCGACTTCTTCGTTTGGTGGAGGTACTGGACCTGCTGCCCTCTCTACAGGCTTTGCCGATGGCGGCCACGTCCTGGAGACAGGCATAGCTAAAGTCCACAAGGGTGAAGACATCGTTCCTGAAGGGGGTGGGGGCCTGATCGTTAACGTGATAGACAACGCTGGCGTGTCAGTGGATATTGAAGAGAATCCAGATGAGCGGACATATAACATCGTCCTGACGGCTTTAGCCAGTGATGGTCCAATGAGACGTGCCGTTATGCAAGCAGCGAAGGGTTAAATTATGGCGTTTCCGGTATTGACAAGAAAAGGATCAAAGGCTGGCTTCTCAGAACAGCATAGCAGTGACACTGTCAAGGTGGCCAGCAAGGCGTCCGGCTTGCCTGTAGTGAACAAACTATTCACCTTTGACCCTATTACGTGGAAGTACAAGCTGAAGCTCGTTAGCGCCGCAGATAAGGCCACTCTGACGGCCTTTTATCTGGGCAATCTGGATGTACCCTTTGATTGGGATCATCCCATAACAGGCACGACGTATGAGGTCATTTTCACGGCTCCGCCCGCATGGAGCATCGCAGGCTCAGACGGGACGCTGACGTGGTATAACGTGACATTGAAATTAACACAGTACAGTCCTCTATAGGGAGAATCGCATGGCTTCAAACTTAGCACTTTACGCAGAAAACAAGTCATTGGAATTGTTGGTTGGCAAGACGGCATTCGCAACACCCACAACCTATATCGGCCTATTCACGGTCATCCCAGATGAGAACGGAGCCGGGGGAACAGAAGCATCCCTGGGCAATTACGCTCGGATAGTAACAGCTGGTGCTGATTGGGAAGCTGCTGCCGCTGGTGCGATCCAAAACGCCAACGATCTTACCTTTGCAGAGGCAACAGGTGCCGCATGGGGCCTGATTGTCGGCATTGGTATTTGGGATGCGATCACTGCTGGTAACATGATCTTTTGGATATCGCTGATTGGTAACAAACAGGTTGATATCGGCGACACATTCAGACTTGAAGCCGGTGAAATTGATATAACAGCAGCATAAGCCCAGGGGGCGACATGGCAAAGAACTTTTACGGAGCATTAGACTTGACTGGTGGTGTTGATGGTGACCTTGACTATATTGATGGCGCTGGTCTCGCAGACGGTGATGGTGCTTTTGTTATCACAAGCACGTACGCTTATATGTATGTGTTGGATGCAACGTCCGGTGCTGCTGAGAGTGTCCCGGCCATAATAGCGCCAGACACCAATCCAGGTACAAAGCGTTGGATTTTGGTATCCCTATCTTTAGCAGGTCTAGTCTTATTAGATGGAGGGACTATAGGACAAGCTGCTGGACCATTAATTACATTCGATGATTCAAATAACTACCTTGAAATATCAGGCTGCAAGGTAGGTATTGGAACGCCGACTCCAAATGCTCCGTTAGAAGTTAAAGGTGCTAAGCCAGCAGGAAATATAGGTGGGCATCAAAGCGGTATGCTTCATGTAACTGGTGATGGGGTTGCTGAATTTTCCAATTCAGTTATTACGGGACACAGTGCTTATGGCGGAAATACACAGCTTTGGTATCTCGGAAGTACGTCAAGTTCGAATGATGCTATTGGTTTTATTAATCGCCAAAATGCAGCAATAGAATTTCACACAAATAATGCTCTCAGAGTGTCTATTACTAATACTGGCCTGATTATACCTGATGATGGCTACATAGGCTCTTTATCTGATACAGATGCAATTCAAATCGCAGCAGATGGCAAAGTCACCCTTACACAACCTATTGCTGGAGTCTCTCCCGTTGCTGATGCTGATTTGGTTACTAAAGAATATGCTGATGCCTTGATAGGAACGTTCAAGACGTTCTTTATCTCAGATACCGCGTCAGGTGTTGGAGCCCTGGAATATGCGTACCCGCATGAAACAGGTGAAGTTGAATCCACGATTGTTACCTCAGGAATGGCGACCGCTGATGACCAATTTGTGAATGGTTGGATCACGGAAGCCGGTGAGCCCGGAACTACTACTATTCATGCTGGTGTCATGGAGTTTCACTTCCATGCGAAGAAGGGAGCGGCTAACCATAAAACAACTCAGTTATATTTCGTGCTGAGTTCAGTGGACGCTGATGGTTCAACAAATAAAACCACCCTCGCCACTTCTGCAGTTAGTGCTGCATTAACTGATACAGAACAGATATTCCGACTACATGGTGCTGTGAGTGTTGATACAGAAATAGCTGCAACAACCAGACTCATACTTGATGTATATGCTAATGTTGGAGCAGGCTCAACGAACTCGGTCGTTACTCTCTACATGGAAGGTACAAAGGATTCATACTGGACTGCTAAAGTTGATGGCGGTATTTGGCAATCACAGAGCGATGTCTTGGATGATCTTGCAACAACTGCTACAACAGGGGCAGAGTTAACTGAGTTGGCTGATGGTTCAACAACCACGTTGCACGCCCATTCCGGTGTTGGTAATGCTATTATAGGAGACGCAACACCCGGTCGAGTGATGCGATTTGCCCGCCTGTTGATACAGAATGGTACAAATGCAAATACCTTAAAATGTAATTTGCTAGCCGCATGGAATGGTAATACTATATCAGTAACGGATAATATTGCTAAGAATGCCACTACGGGTGACTGGGGTCTTGATATTAACGGGAAAAACCTCCAAATAAAGGCTAGTGGCCTAACTGGGAATGCTGTTGCAGTAATTGCTTCTTTTAGAAATAACGCCAGTGGAACTGTTCTGCAAATTGATACTACAGTGGTCGGCAACGATATAAATATAAGGTTGGTTCCAGGTTCAGGTGAATTAGATATGACAGTACTTGTGGATGTAGGAGCAATGTCATTCAACCTTATGTATATTACAGACGCATAAGATGATCCACCAATGGAACGACACTACAAGCGTTGTTTGGAAGAACACAAGCGGTGTTCGCTGGGAAGGTATAACAGCGGGTGTTGCTTCTGGTGCCTATGAATTCACAGCAACAGCTACTGCCCTAAACTTGGCCCTTGCATCCGCGTCGGGCGCCTATGAATTCGTGGCCGCTGCGATTGCCAAGAATTATCAACTGGCATCCGCTACAGGGGCCTATGAATTCACAGCAACAGCTACTGCCCTAAACTTGGCCCTTGCATCCGCGTCGGGCGCCTATGAATTCGTGGCGACAGCTGTTGCTGGAATCGGCATACAACTTATGCCACCCCAGATGCATCAGGGGATTATTGACCCTTATTCGGGCGGAGCGTGGCTGTGGCTCGTGCGCATCAAGATTCCAGGCTACACCCCGTTGTACTACGCAAGCAACACTGAGAACATTACATATGCTGGCAAGGTGTATGTGAAGAATAATTTCAAGGTTGGTCTGGCATCATTAGTTGGAGACGGATCAGTGCCTCGTTCTGGGCTTGTAATCGCCCAGGAAGGGGGATACGTGCTGGAGGACATAATCAATGCCACGCAGGGGGCCGGCAACGGCGTGGTCAAGATTATCCGGGCACATGAAGACCACCTGGATAAGTTCATCGTTGAGCTGGAGCAAGAGGTCAAGATATTGGTAGCCAACAGTGACAGCAAAGACGTTACATTCCTGTTAGGGATACCCGATCCGCTGTTGAAGAAAGTCCCTCTGCGGCGTTATTCAAGCAAGACGTGCCCATATGCCGCACCTTCCCTGTTCAAGGGCGTTGAGTGTCAGTATGCAGGCGTTGATGCCACATGCACAGGCAAGTATGAGGACTGTTTTACTAAGGGAAACTCGGCCCTATGGGGTGGAGAAATTGGGCTTGACCCGGCCGTTGGTCGAGCATAGAGGAGAAATAATATGTGGCCAATAATTTGGTTTATATTCCTTTATGTCATCTTGCCTATCGGTCTGGGGTATCTTGGTGGCAAACTCATGGCCGCCGATGCACCTGAAGGCGTGGAGGAGGCAAGCAGATCGGCCCAGAGTACAAGCTGGGATCCACGTACCTCCCAAAGTGAGGGTATCCCCAGACCACGCGCCTATGGTGAAAATATGCACCATGGTAATATCATATCGAAATGGACAGACGTGGATGGTAATGCTCGTGAAATACTCTATATGATCATTGAGCATGGCGACGGGCCCACGGCCGGGATCGGCGCCAATACGGTCTTCATAAATAATCAACCAGCATCAAATTTCGGCTCCGTCGTCGTGCAGGAGCGTTTGGGTACGATGGACCAAACTGTAATGACTGGCTTTGAAAAGACCAAACTACAGTACAACATCGGCACCGAACTGCTGTGGACAGAAATTCAAACATTCACGACGCCTAACGACTTCTTTGATGATATTGAGTATACGGTATCATTTCCGAATGGTCTTTTCCGATACCACAGAGACGGTGATAGAGGCGCGGCGTCTTGCGACATGTTGGTGCGGGTTCGGCCCGTTGGTGGGGTGTGGTTTATAGTGTCCCCACCAAGATTTAGATTTACTGCTAACTCTATTGAACCGCTCTATTATAATTTCAAGCTCTCTGACTACATGACCATCACCAAAGGCGTTCAGTACGAGATAGAATTCACCAAGCAAACGAATGTTTCATCCAGGCAGACTACCACCATGCACTTGAGAAGTATTCGAGAAGTCATTAACACCCCGTTCGCCCGGCCGGGCAAGGCCCTGATTGGAGTTAAAGCTGCTGCGACAGCCCGATTGTCGGGGAACATTGATGTCCAGGTGGTGCGCCAGGACCGCATCGTCAATGTCTATAATGGCTCCAGTTGGTCTTTAGAATATTCCAACAACCGAGCATGGGTGGTATGGGATATCCTCACTCTGCCCTCAATCTCAGGCAACGGTGGTGGTACTCCTTATGCCATCGACCGCTACGACGGTATTGATCCGGCGTACATGGATTTGAATTTCTTTTTCGCCTGGTCCTTATTCTGTGAAGAGGAAATCTTGGATGGCTACGGCGGGACAGAGCCCCGCGCGGCCTGTAACGTCATCATTGACGCCTTCACCAATGTTTTCGCTTTGGCCTTCAAAATCGCCGAGGTGGGTCGAGCCCATCTTTATTGGGCCGGGGACAAACTCTCAGGTTGGGTAGACACAGTAGTGACCACCCCGATTGATCTGGTGACGCAAGACTCGATGATAGCGGGAACGTGGAAGAACAATTGGGTGGTGGTAGATGAACTGGCGGGCGTTGTAGAGGTGCTTTATCAGGATTCACTGGCCGGATATGAAAAAACATCCGCTGAGTTCACCAGCGAAGATGCTGGCGGATTCAGGAATATCGTCAGCTTGGAGGGTGTTGGCATGGTTACTCGCGGCCCGGTCGTTCATTACGCAAAATACCTGGCCAAGCGAAACGAGTTGATCCGAAACACCAACGAATTTCGGGTAGCCAAAGAGGGATTTCGCTACTCTCTGGGCGATGTGATTCGGGTCCAATCCAGACCGGCGAATTGGGGCAAAGCCTACCGGGTGGTGTCCTCCACTGCCGATACCGTTACCGTTGACAGAGACGTCACTACAGACGTCACCGCTGGTGATGTACTCCATATCCGAACATATGACACAATCACTGAGCAAGTCATCACCGATACCTACACAGTGGGCTCCGTCCTAGGGGCCGTGATCACGGCCACTGTCAATTGGGATGTTACGCCAGTCAAGGGGAATCTCGTGGCTACCGGGCCTGCTGGAGACGTCAAACTCAGGCGTATCACAAAAATCCAGCCCACGCCGGATAACTACTTCAAGGTCACATGTGAGACCTATGACGTGACGTTATTTGACACCGACGACATCGACCCAAGCAACCCCAACGTGAATTATCTCTGGTCCGGTGCGAGCCCAGGGATGAGTGAGCCTGTTGTACGCGCTGACCTTGATGATTTGGTGCAGCAATTATTACCACACCAGCCCGATATAAACGTCCCGTGGCCGAGCAATTTAACGTGGACAGGTAGTGGAGGAGACACTGTCAGCTGGTCTAAGACTAATGCCGACGACGATATAACATTCAGGTACGCCGGAACCACTAACATCATCGCCGGGGACTCAACCACTAACACCTACATTTACTGGTCTCCCTCGTCACCAACGGTGTTTTTGACCACCAACCTGATCTCCACTGCTACAGCCGCAGGCAACTGGGTGGTAGCAATAAATGAAGCCGGTGTTGTCTCCACACCGAACCCACAGCAGATTATGCACGGTGGCCTAATTCAAGCTGGTACAATCACGGCGGCGTTTGCGCAGATAGCTGATGCGGCGATTGTGACTGCGAAGATTAAGGACTTGGCTGTTGAGACGATTAAAGTAGCGGACAACGCTATCACGTTCCCTGTAAGTGCCTATACGGCCGGAACAATCACAATTGCAGCCCTTGGCACAAAAATCCAAGAAGTCACTTTGACAACAATTGGGCAACCTGTGTTTCTTAGCTGCAGTTTTTCTCTGGACCCGGTAGGAATTTCCAGGGAAACACAATCTATACAATTAAGACGGGTTCTCGGTGGGAGTCCAACGACAGTATACAACGATACAGCAGCAAAAGATTTTGGCGATGGTCTACAATACGCCTTCACTTTCTCGGAGGAACCTGCTGCTGGTACGTACACATATGAGCTATGGGTCGATGTGACTTCAACAGTAGACACTGCTAGTCACAGGGCAATGTTCGCAATGGAAACGAGAAAATGAAATACATCATACACAACATCGCAGGTAAAATCCTCAGGACTGGAAGCGCTCCTGAGTCAATGGTAGATGCCCAGGCGGGGCCTGGTGAACACGTCTTACCAGGGACAGCGGATGATGTTCAACAGAAAATCGTGGACGGAGTGGTGGTTGATAAAACCGCCAAGGAGAAAGCTGCTGAGAAACGTCCGAAGATTTTAGACAAAGACAAGGCCGCGAATATAACAAAGGGCCAACTGGCTGAATTGATTTCTAGGATACACGATTTGGAGAATACACGATGAGCGAACGAACGACGAAAGAGCGCCTGGTGCGGATCGAAATACTACTTGAAGAGCATATAAAACACCACAATACCCGCGACAAGTGGATGATGCGTATTGTCGCGGGCCTCGTGGTGGGTGTTATTCTGTTGACGCTCCCAGGGTGCTTAGAGGTGATACTTCCTTAATCTTAGGCTCCTGGCTGTTTCGGTGGCCGATATACGACAGGGCTGCGGCTCCGCCAATTATGCCCCATTGAACGGAATTACAACCAGTGGCCGAAAACAACATTATCAAAGCTACAATTACTGTTTTCTTCATGCGACCTCCCTTGCGTGATTGGTTACAACATCGAACCCCTCCTGGGCCTTGGCCAGGCTCGGGTAGTTGATAATGGCAACAACGCCATCATTGTAGCTGCCCGCCAAAAAGACTTCAACATCCAAGATTCGCACTGCGGGGCCATAGTCGTTGAATAACAGCCGGTATTCAATGCCGTCAATCGTCTCAACTTTTGTCTCAATTACCATTATCATTCTCCTGTTTTATTTCCCTTACACTTAAAGCATAACACGGATTTTGCAAAGTCAAAACAGAAAATAAGATTCTCGAAAAATTTCTGCCTATAGGAGTAGGAAATACTTAATCTACCCCCTAATTACTATACCCCCTTATATATATATATATATATAAAGGTTAAGTAAGTTAAGTAAACAGAGTACTCCTTGTAGGTGCAAGACTTGGGCCCAGGGAATTTATTTTATTTTCCATTTTGATCTTGTGAATTATAGCGTATGCTTTAATT